GGAGGATGCTGACAAGGTTAAGCGCTGCCTGAGGGCTGGTGCGAGTCCTGAGCATTGTCTGCTGACTGTCTATGGTCGCTGATGCTTAGCGCTTAGCTTTAGTGTTCAGTCGCTGCGCTTCGCCTCTCTGCCGACAGCTGGGTTGATAATGAGAACGGTTCTCACTTGTCAGCCCTTCTGCCGCAGCGGTTGCCAATTTTTGAGAATGATTCTCAACATCGCTGTCAGTGAGAATGATAATCATTCTCACTTAGCCGCTGTTGCCTATTGCGAACGGTTCGCAACAGCGCAAAGGGGGCAGGGTTCGGCCGCTCAGAGCGGGCGGTAAAACCTAGGGAACCTCCATGAACATCACTCAGTAACTCTACTGTACTAGGGGGCAGGGGTCAAGATTCTGAAGTGCTACAACCGCCATGGCAAAAAATACGAGCACCCGTTAAGTTGGCTGGAACGTTGTTACTCTTGACTCAAGATTCTGTGAATCTCGTGGAAAACAAAGATGTCCCTGTGGGACATTCCGAAGAACCAAAAGAAAACAAGCACGCGCCAAAGATCACGCGCTTTCACTACAAGCGAGAGCAGCGAATTAAGCGCTTGTACATGCGTCAACTCGAAGGACTCCCCGCCAAACAATTAGTCCTCGACCACGCCCAAAAAGAACAAATCAGCGAAGAAACCGCCTGGCGCGACTGGCGTGAAGTCGCAAACCTCAACAATCAAGATTTCGAGCTGGAGCGTGAGAAATACGCCAGCCGCATCTTCTCAATGCGCCAAAAAGTCCTCAACGCCGCCATCAAACGCGGCCAACTACAAACCGCCGCCAGCATCCTCGACTCCCTGGCACGTCAAGTCGGCTGCGACGAACCCACCGCCACCGAATCCCTGCCCGAAATCCGCGTCCGCGTCGAACCACCAGCCCAAATGACTGGTTCGGAAGCCACCGCACTACCCCCAATCGACGTAACACAAACCGAAGATGTCGAAAACGATTGATGTCGCACTAAAACCGGCCCAATACGAAGTATTTTCCAGCCAAAAACGTTTCCGCGTCCTCGTCGCAGGCCGCCGCTTCGGCAAAAGCTACCTCGCCTGCATCGAACTACTACAAAAGGCCGCCGCTAGCCCCGGCGAGACCTTCTTTTACTGCGCCCCCACCTACCGCATGGCGAAAGACATCGCCTGGAAGGTCCTCAAAAAGATCATCCCACCTGTCCTAGTACGTAGCAAAAACGAAACCGACCTCAAAATCGAGCTTGTCAACGGCGCCACCATCGAACTCAAAGGCACCGAAAACGCAATGGCCCTCCGTGGCCGCAGCCTCTCCGGCGTCGTCCTCGACGAAGCCGCCTTCATGGAATCAGCTGTCTGGTTCGAAGTAATCCGCCCCGCCCTCGCCGACAAACAAGGCTGGGCCCTATTCATCAGCACACCGGATGGAACGGCAAGCTGGTTTTACGACATGTGGTGTTATGTCCCAGAAGACAAAACCGGCGACTGGCAGCGCTGGTGCTACACAACCATCCAAGGCGGCAACGTCCCACCCGAGGAAGTCGCCGCAGCCCGCGCTCAACTTGACACGCGCACGTTCCGCCAGGAATTCGAAGCGTCCTTCGAGAACCTCAGCGGCCTCGTAGCCATCAGCTTCGCCGACGACAACATCAGCAAAGACGTCAAAGACCTCCCCGTCCTCCCACTACTCCTCGGCGTTGACTTCAACGTCGACCCCATGACCGGCATCTGCGCCGTCAAAAAAGGCGACACCCTCTGGATTTTCGACGAAATCATCATGACCGGCGGCGCAACCACCTGGGATTTCTGCGAAGAGGTCCAGCGCCGCTACGGCGTGGATCGCCGCATCATCAGCTGCCCTGACCCAACCGGCGGTGCCCGCAAAACCCAAGGCATCGGCACCACAGACCACAGCATCCTCCGCAAATCCGGCTTCACCGTCTCCACCCCCAAAGCCCCCTGGAAAATCCGCGACAAAATCACCTGCGTCAACACCGCCCTACTCGATGCGAGTGGAACGCGCCGCATGTTCATCCACCCCCGCTGCAAAGAATTAATCAAAGCTCTCCGCACGTTGACCTACGCCCCAGGCACAGGTCTACCCAACAAAAACCTCGGTGTTGACCATGCTTTCGACGCTCTGGGCTATTTATGCCTGCAAGTATTTAACCTGGCAAAACCCGAAACCATGGGCACCACTAACTACCGCGTATGGTGATCACCCCCGAAATCGAAGAAGCCCTCGGTCTCCTCTACAAAGGCCAGACAAACGTCGCCAAAAAAGCGAAAGAACTTAACATGCCCCTGCCCTTATTGAAAACACTTCTCAATAAGCACATCGCCCAAAACCCCGCCACCGACGACAGCTGGAACGGTGACACGGAGCTAAGTTGGCCTTATGCCACCTGAGGTATCTAATGCCCGGACACTACGGAAAGGATAAAAAGAAGAAGCCCAAATCCAACAGCAAAAACGCCGCAAAAAACCGCTGTGAGGGGTATCTCCGTTCCCTTAAGAGCGGCAAAAAGAAATCCAAGTAAGCTTAAAGCAGCGTCGTCGAAAACCATGCCGAAAAAGCGAGGTTTATATGCGAACATTGCAGCAAAGCGGAAACGCATTGCGGCAGGTTCCGGCGAAAAAATGCGCAAACCCGGTTCAAAAGGCGCTCCAACCGCCGCTGCCTTCAAGGCAGCAGCCAAAACCGCCAAAAAGCGCAAGCCCAAAAGTAAGAAGTAATGGCAATCGTCAACGTCACCGACACCAAGCGGTACACCAACGTCGTTGAGTACACCGGTGGCACGATTACCGCCCTAAACGACGAGATGCGCATCCAGGCGCACGCCTCCGAATTTACTTTTGCCCTTGAAGTAACCGGA